ACGTGCAAACTTATGGAAGATAAGCTCCATCGCTTCCTGCTGGTCGGGTGCCAGATACTTATTACGGGTAATTAGGAAGTAATGCAGCGAGTCCTTGAACCGTTGCGAAACCTCGGCCAAGTTTTCAAACTTCCCATACGTAATAGCACGTTCGTCTACTACATTATCTACGGTCATGCGCGGTGCGCGCTGAAGCTTTTGCTCAACGGTATCCGCAGTGGGGAACTGGCTCAGGTCAAGCTCCATTTGCGGCTCTACGTCATACGGCTTCACCCTGTTCCTCTCCCTCCTAATCTCGCTCTTATATTTGAAACGGATGTTATCGGCGGCAGACTTAGTGATGCCGCATATCCTTGCTACGTCCCTACAGGTAGCCTTCGGGTTGTCCGCAAACTCTTTGATAGCTCGCTTGGTAGTTCTTTTCATTTTAATAGGCATTAGTTTGCTCCACTTTTTAGGATGTCCCCGCCGAACACATAGCTTCCTACATGTTGTAGCGGAATGAATGGGCAAGCATAAATCTTACCCTCGTTTTTACGCCATAGCTCGCAGAAGTGGTAATCCTCCGACAAGAGTGCTCCGCTTTCGTCGATGCTGGTGGCGAAAAATTCGTATGTTAAAGGCTTCAGGTAATCCCCTGTGTCTGGGTTTTTCTGGGAAGAGATGCGGTAAGTTGGAACCTCAGGCTTTAGTCGGTCAAAGACCCTGCGCTTTATAAGCATAAACCCTGTGCCTCCGTGCCGCACTTCGAACATACCATCTTCATCGGTGGTGGCGCTCTCGCTACCCTCTACCATGTTAAGTACATACGCCCCAGCGTGGTCCGCTAAGTTCTCTTGCCCTATCTTTGCCGCAGCCTCTACAGCCCCCCAGTTAATCTCTTTCTTTGAGTATATGCCGCAGGCGATGTCGCGATCTGCGGCCAGCAATGTAGCTACCGCCTGTCCGTCGAACCCTATGTCTGCGTCGATGAACATCATGTAGTCACAGTCAGAGGCTAAAAACTGCCTCGTTAGTTCGTTACGCGCACGAGTGATTAGGCTCTCGTTTGTCATCTGCGCCCATTGCACCCCGACACCCACTGACCGTAGCTTCTGGATCGTAAGCAGCAGCCCTTGCACATAATTCCCGGTGCACATGCCACCATACATGGGGGTAGCAATGAACAGCTTGGGCCGCTTCTCATTATCCATCGGTCTCTTCTCCACTTGATAGCGGCGGCTGTTTAAGCAGTCGTTCAACCTCGCCCTTGACGTATGCGCCGTTGTCCCAATCGCCTGCCATGATAGCGTTTTGATGGTATGTCTGCGGGAACAGGTCAGCCACATTGCGTCTAGCCTGCGCTATAAGGTCTCTATTGCAGTCGTCAGTCATGTATCAAATCCTCCAACCAATCGTCATCCTCCTCTAGCTCAGGGATGCCGTTCTTCTTACGCATTGCGAGTAGTTGTTCTTCGACTTCTTCCTCCGTCAACGCAGTGGGCGTGAGCCGTGTCTCCGTCAACGCCTTCACCTTGGCCGCATAGTCTGCGTCTTTCGCAATCATATAGTCCGCACGACGAACGCCGTGAATGATTGTCGAGTGATCCTTACCGCCGAACAGCTTACCGATACGCGGGTAGCTCCAGCCTCGCTCACGCAAAGTTTTGTACATCGCAAATCGCGCAGGCATAAGGTATTTATATCTAGCGTTTCCGGATAACTCCGTCACCGATAGGTCGAACAGTTCACTCGTTTTATTCAGTAGTCGTATCTTTGTCTCGGACATTTCATTCTTCTCGTTTGTGTAGGTGTTCTTACCGATCCTGCGCCACGGACCTAACTCTAGGGCTAGTTTCCATGAACCCGGCTCGCTTTCATCGTCAATCATCGCCCCATCCTCCTAAATCTCCGCGCCTAAACTTGATGTCGATGTCATCGAACAGTTCATCCTTTATCCTAGTCAGATACCAAGTTGTGAATCCGGCTGTGAGTAAGGCTGCTACGAGCAAGGCGGTGGGTCTCATTTCTACACTCCTCTTTTCCTGATAACCGCTTGGTAACCTACGTGGATAATCTCTAACTCTTCTGCGAATAGCGTAGTAAACGCATCAATCGCTGCCTTCGGGCGGTGCAGAACGTCACGTGGGTTGCCCCACAAGTAATCGTCGAACACCATGATGCCGCCAGTCTTCAGCAGGGGCCAAGCCATACACGCATCGGTCAGCACGTCCTTGGCGATGTGGCTCCCGTCGATGTAGATGAAGTCAAAGGCCTTCTCTTCTTTAATGGCGTGAGCGAGCCAACGGGTAGAAGTACCTTTGTACTTAGTCACGTACACCGGGTTGTCTTCTTGTGCGCGGGTAGCATTGAAGTCGAACCTAGCCTCTACTGCGGCCATGTCCTCTTCACCGTGCTCTTCGCCGCCTTCCCAAGTATCGATACAGTAAATGTCCGCAGGAGTTTCACCGGAAATCATATTCTCAGCGATCCAGACCATACTGCGGCCCTCGAACGAACCGATCTCAAGGAAGTTGCGATGACCTTCCGGCAGCATAGGGATCAACTGCTCCCACACGGGCGGTGCCCAACCGAACCAGTCTTTTGTAAACTTATACTCCGTCACTTATTTGCTCCTCGTCTTTCTCTACTGTGGGTTTTGCCATTATATATCTACCGCACCAATCTTCGTCTGGAAGTACTTTTGGGAAGACCCGCATTTCAGCTTTATAGTTATATACGGGTTCACGCCGTCTACACTCAAAAGCTCTGTGCCATGCGTTACTTTTACAGCAAAACTTACATGTGTTGCATTTGGGTTCACCCATAACTAACTCCTATTTTACTTTCACAATCCAGTGGTAAGCCGCTCGCCCACTTGGGACGTATGCGCATGCACTGTTCTACGAACTCTCGGCCTTCTTCGGCTTCATCCTCTGGCACTACAGCTACGACAGCATCGTGAACCGTCATGGCTACCTTGTAGCGGCGCGAGACCATCAGCATCTGTTCGCCTATGATGATACGTGCAAGTGCTTGGCAGACATTCTCTACGCACTTACCTCCGTATATGCGCGTTCTGATCTTAGCCCTGCCCTTCTTGGTGTCATACACCGTCTCATACTGTTGAGTCTCAGGCTCCAGTTCGCTTCTTATATTTGGATACTTCAGCGTCAGCCCGTTAGGTAATTCTATCGCGCTGGCCTTGACGGATAGAACACCTTTTTTGCCTAGCTTGGATGTCTTGGGTTCTTCGTCTGGCACGGCGTTATTTGTTATCATGACCTTTAGCGCCTTACCCGCTTGGGACCACAGCCCCGGGATTTTAGTGTATTCGTCGCGGTAGACCTGTATGATGTGCGTACACTGCCCCTCTGTAAGTTCTACGCCGGACATAGCTTTTAACTGCGCTTTGAACTTTGTCGCCCCCATGCCATAGCCTGCACCTAGCACCGTAGTCTTACCGATGAACCGCTCGTCCTTGTTGATATCTTCTACGGGCTTGTCATAAATTTTAGAGGCCATGATCTTGTAAACGTCTTCGCCTTTATCGAACGCCTCTACCAAGTCATTCTGTTCAGCTAACCACGCAAGCGTCCGCGCCTCGATCTGGCTGGAGTCGCAATCGACAAGCACGTAGCCCTCAGGCGCGACTATGGCGTTTTTCAGTTGCGAACCTCTCGGCAGGTTCTGCATGTTCACTTTGTCATCGCCGCCCCAGCGGCCTGTATGTGCCGCATAGTATCGTAGGGGTATGGGTAGTAAGCCCCGGTCACTAATCCCGATAAACCGTTCGGTGCGTGTCTCCTCAAGTGTGGACTTCACACCTAGCCTAGCTGCCACAACAGCCTGCACCTTCGGGTCCTCGTGATCTAGTAGCGCCTTGAAACCTTCGTCTGACTTGGCAAAAGCGAATGTCTCTTTGCCCGTGGTGGGACTTGTTTTCATGGGCACGTCCACGCCCAGCTTTTCTAGTAGCCCTGCGAGTTGCGGGTTACTCATAATCACTGACTTGTCCGCATCCACTGCGGCCATCAGCTTTTCTTTCTTCGCTTTCACACCAACCAAGTGATCCTCAAGGATGGATTTATCCAACCTCAGCACTGGCTCCGTAAACATGCGTAGGGTTAAATCGATAAGATTAAGTTCTGACACAGGGAACTTCGGCGCTAACTTACCGAACAATGCGTATGTCAGGTCTGCATCATTCAGACAGTAACTAGCGTATCTTGCCATCTGCTCCTTGGTAAAATCCAACCGCCGCTTACCTAGCGCGTTCTCTACCTCTCGGCCCTTCTCGCCCAGCCCGTATCTCTTGGACATTGCAGCTAGGCTATTACCCGCATCAGGCCCATCCAAAGCTCGGCCCATGCCTAGAGTGTCAGCGATCTTCTTGGGTCGGATGTCGAACACCCACGACAAGATAGCCATGTCGAACATGGCGTTGTGCGCCAGCGCGATGGAGTTGGCCCAATCAAACTTTTGCAGCCACCGAAGTGTTTGCGCCTTAGTTCCACTGAACCACTGTGACTCGTTGTCATCGACCTTTACCGCTACGCCTATAACCTCAAAGCGCGGGTCGCGGATGTATTCTTCTGTCGTGACTTTGGATAACGAGAATTGCCTGTCGTAATATGTCTCAAAGTCGATTGTGAGAATATTCAACCCCACCACTCCTCTTCCATGTCTTTGCGCTCTTCTTCGGTTATTTCTGGTGCGGTCAGGAGTCCGTAAGTAGTAACCAAAACCACCCCGATCATAAACAAGGCAAGCCAGTTGTCAGATGTCATGATAGTCCCCGCAACTTACGGACAAGCTCGCGCACGGAGTCCCAGTTCTGCTCGTTGACCACTAGCGCCACACCTCGCGCCGCCCTTATGGCTTCCAGTTCGCGCACCTGTAGGGCAGTGGGTTTGTTCTTCCCAGCCTTACATTCGATGCCGACAAAGTATCCGCTTGCACATGCTATGATGTCAGGCACTCCGCTACGTCCGTATCCGTAAGTAGCAGGAAAGAAGTAGTATACGCCCTCGTCTTTGAGGATGCTCACTACCTTGTCTTTGACTTTTTTCTCTGGCGTTTGTGCCATGGTTTGCTCCTCTTGATGGGGGTAGGTGGGAAAGGAACGGGTATGTCTAAAACCCAAAAAACCACCTACCCCCAAACTTTAGCTAGGGTTAAATCCCCAGCCTGTCAACACCTCTACATATTTTTGTTTACGTGTTCCTCCAACACTGCGCGCATCTCGATCTTACTCCCATCGAAGTAGTCATAGACATGCCTAGGCACGCGCATAGTGATGTGAACCTTGGCGGCTTTCTTACCCGGCCCTCGGCCCCTGCGCGTGGTTTGCTCTTCAGTCATCGCCCTTGTCCTCTATACTTCTTGAAGCTGCGCTTCTTGTGTTTGTTCATGGTGCTGAATTTGATTTTGCCCCGCCCGATGCTTGTGCCCTTGCGGTGCGTGTCATTCAAAATAGTCTTATTTGAACCTACAGTCTTAGCCATTTACAGTCTCCACTTCTGTTGATTCGTACTCGCCATCATACGATTTCACGAACCCCGCTCCGTCTTGTTCGACGCGCTGGG